ATCCAAGGTACAATACGGAAGATCTCCCTTCACAGTGAGATTCGTAAGAATATCTTTAGATTGCAAAGGAGCCTTTTCACCCATTTGAATTACAGCAGAATTAAATGATTTCCAAATAAGGTCACAGGGGACCGCAAAAAAGTCAAAATACTCACGAATACGAGTATACGCAGAGGTCTGCACAGGTCGAGTTCGAGTAAAATACTCAAGATCAAATTTATAAGTACAATTAGGAATTGCAAAGTCAGTCCACACAGGAAGTAACTCGCCGACTTTTGCGGTAAAACAATTTTTAGCAGAAATATCGTGACCTGACTTATGAGGCCGATTCTGCAATTCTTTAAGACCAGTAAAATGAGCCATAAAAAAATAATTAATTAGTTAATAATAGTCCTGATAAGTCATTGAATTCCTTATGTTTAACCTTATCCACGCACTGCAGCAGATTGTCGGCGGTTAACTCGTTAAGGAATTCTTGAGATAATACAGGGTCATAAGAATAATCTTTCTTAACATCTTTAGTAGAATTGTAGAATTCATTAGCAGTAGTACGATGAAATAAGAATGATCTCTTTTTATCGTCACAATTCGCTAAAAATTCAAAATAATCATAAAGACGACGTCTAGCATACTCATTCCAATAAAAATCAGAGGCATCCATTAATTTATAAATAGCGTCTCGACGATATATATCAACGTAACTAAATAAATTCCAAAATCTAGCAGAGCGAATTACCAGGTTAAAAAGTCGATAAAATTTACTATATATCTGACTGAAAGTAAGGCAATGCCAATACCGACGATTTGGCGCATCAAGGCGAACACTTGAAACAATGAGTTCATCGTCAAAATGGACAAATCCCTTATCCTCTCGATCCAAAAAGAAAGTGGTATACGCATGGGCAAGATCGGAGACAGGAGAGTCCTTCTTATCGTAGGTTACGTCCAGATATCCGAGACGAATGAGCCTTTCGGGTGCAAAGTACGCTGCAGAAAATAAGAGAGAACTCCGATGTGGAGATTCGCAAATAAGATTCGAGAATCGGGGGAATACAGTACATTTATACGACCGTGAAGGGAAGACCTTCTTAGCTTCACCATTAACAGAGATGCATTCTCCATTAAGGAGGATATCGGAAATCTTTTCAATCTCATATATCTTTCCTTCTCGGGGAAAGACATGATTAACTCCATATCCCTTTGAGTGGAGGGTACGCGCTCTAATCTCTTTATGCTGGAGATATAATGTAGGTATGCATATAGTACTATTAACGTACGACGCAACGTAGGAAGAAGATCCTCCTCTCGATAATTCACAATTTGTATTACCGTAGCTCCAACTCTCAGATACACACTGTGATATAACTTTGGCGACTTCGTCCGAGTTAAAGAATAATAACAAATGCCAATGCGGACGATATGTCCGAGGACCATATTCTGATACAGAGTAGTGACGTATTTCTTCATTATACTTATTTTTAATATGAAATCGAAGTCTTTTAAAAAATTTTTGACAATCAGAAATGTTGCAATAAGGAATTTTATTATTGCAATCCTCAAATTTAGGATAAATCACGCATTTACGAGAAAAATCATACCGACCATGAGATTTTACAATAATGTCTTTATATTCAGAGGAAGACATAGAATGAGTAAATTCAAATTCAGCATCGTCAACAATTCTATTGTTACCACGATTATTTCCTTTTTTATTGCCTGAAATAATCACATTTCGATTCACAGACCGAAAGGTATAATTAGATCGACCGTTGTCAAGAGGATCCTCTCTAGTCATTTCCATATAAGGAAGAAATTCATTCGTATAAGAAAGAAATACGAAATAGCAATACTTAAAATTAGAAGAAATATTCATAACAAGAGAGGTGTCTCGATTCGATTTATTTTTCAGACACGAATAGCAGTGTCCACAAGGGACATACAGAATATCGTGAGTATACTTATTATGCACCTTAACAGGGTTAAGGCAATCAGAATGAAGATACTTATCTATGACTTCCTGGCTAATCATAACTATAAATTTATACCGAAAGTGTCAATAGTGTCAATTAACAATACAACATCAGGAGTAAGATTTTTTGCAATAAATTCAGCAAGAGAAGAAGATGATACAACATACACTTTACCTTGATTGTTAGAATTTTTTGATTTTACAGAAACAAGGTAAGTACAAATAGGAGAAATTTTCTTTTCCATAACAAAATAATTTTAACGGTTAATATTAATTTTAGTCGAATCCACAGAAGAGGTGGAAACTTGTTCAGTGCTCTGAGACGAATTCGAATTATATTTAGAAATAGACATAGACGCAGTACAGGAATGCACGCACAAGGCCGTAATAAGTCCAATGACGAAAGTAGAGATCAATTTCACTACCTCAATCCATTGATTAGATGTAATTTTCATAACTCTGAATATTTAAAAATTAAATTAACAATACGATACTTATTTCTTTTATAAGATAATACTATAGGATTCTTATCAATAAATTCCACAGCATGTAAAAGAGTACACCCTACCACATGATTAAGACAAATAGAGGTAGTTAACAATGAAGAATCTCCTTCAGAAGAAAATACAACAACAACAGAAGATATATACATATTAGATTATTTTAAATACAATGCAAATAAAAGAATTATTTTTTAAAATTGCAAATAATTGAAGTTTTTTTGAGATCACTGTCATTTATCTAAATTAAGGCAAGTAGAGTGGAGTTTTCGGCGAGGTTAACCGAAAACCCTTGCGGGATAAATGATGAAGGCTTTCGCCAGAATCTTAAAAAGGAGGGGGTATAAAGGGGAGGAATGTCAGCTATCAAATTAGGGACACCGACCTAATGCAAAAAGATAAGGGCGGAACTGCACCCACGCTAACGCGCGTGGTGTGCGGCTACGCCGATATCAAGGTGCTAGACGCTAAGGGACGTTACCACGTCCAGTTACCTGAGGTCCGTTCAGGCCACGGAGGCCTACCGATAAGAATAAGAGTTAGAAGCCAGACGCCTTCGAAAATTGCCAACATTTCCAACAGCATTTCCAACAGTTCCAAGAGCATTAAGGCCTTCAGCCCAATAACGTTTATCGAATTGCCATTTAGAAGAAAGAGCGTCCATACGAGCCTTCAACACAGATGCCGGAATATATGATTCTTTTCCTTCAGTAAATGGAGAATTGATATCATAAGATGCGGAGTATTCAGCGCTAAGGGCCTTAATATATCCTTCAGCAGTCTTCTCCGCAATATCATTACTAATATTCATACCTCTAGCTTCGGCGGACATAACGATACGCCGAGCAATCTCAGATCTAGCCTGCTGATACTTCAAATGGCCGGACGCCATAGAATCATAATACTGGGACGCCATTAGGTCCAGCTGAAGACGCTGACCTTCATCTAAATACTTATTAACAATCATTTTACTCTTATTATCCAACAAAATTCCAATACGTTGAGCCTGAATTAAATTACCGGACCAAGTCATATTGCGAAGATTTTGTCTATCAGTCTGAAGTTGTAATCCTGCACGGGCAAGTCCCGTCATTTGAGACCATTCCTTATACTCAGGGCCTAATTTCCACCAGTCGACATTGGAAAGAATGCTATTAGCCTGTGCATCATATAGAGATTTCTGACTCTGGAGAGATTGCACATTAGCATTCGTCTCTCGAGTCTGATTCGCAATTTGAAGGGCGCTAGACAGAGAATTACTAATACCTGAAAAATCCTGACGTTGCATAGACAACGGAGGTGCAGCAGAGGCAGGAGAAGTACTGCCCGAAGATTGGGCAGTACCAGCGGAAGATCCATTCATCATTAAATAGGGGTTCAATCCAGCTTCCTCCAGACGGGCCCGCTGAGCAGAAGAAGTATTATACTCGTTGGTACGATTCCACATATCAATTTGGAACTGTCGAGCCTTTTCGGCCTCAGCAGCGTTAAATTCGTTGTTCATTTGGTTAATACGCATATTGGTGCGATTAGTACTATTCGTACTAGCTGCATTACCAATCGCGGATGCAACCTGACCAATACCGGGGAGAAAATCAAGAAATCCCATAATTATTCAGATTGAGATTCAACAGATTGAGATTCAACAGATTGAGATTCACTCTCAAGAGAAATACGTTCAGCCTCCTGCTCAACAGAATTAGCCAGATCCAAGAGATGCTGAGACCACGCAATTAACTCAGAAGGAGACTGAAGATGACGTGACTTAACAGTGTCAAGAATTTGTGAATCAGACATCTGATCCATTTGAGATTGAAGAGAAGTAGACTTAGGTCGGCGCATATCAATCATGGACTGGACAAAATTGGATCCATATTTTTTAGCCATATCAGCAGCGTGAAGAAGCATACTAATGTCAGAACGGATACGTACATATTCACCTTCTTCAGTACCATTTTTTTCAAATCGAAATTGCTCAGTAGGCAATTCCTCTAATACAATATCAGGTTCCGAAGATGAACATATAGGACAAAAATTAATTTCACGAATAGCCGAGAAATCACGGTACCCAGGGCCAAAAGACACTGGAGAATTATTAATTTTATTATCTTTCATAATTTTCATAACTTTAATCAATAATCAATAATCAATAAGGTACACCGTCAGCAGACAATGGACGAGTTACATAACATCCAACATTACAATTCACCAACAATTGGTCAGTATCCCAAGTTGAATCGACCTTAACAGCAAAAATATCATCAAGAGTATTCGGATTCACCTTAAAGAAAGGCCATGTAACACCTTTATACGTAGAAAGATTACCACCAAATAAAGAATATAAAAATGAATCGTCAATAGGTGCTACCCAATCCTTAAGAGTTGTAGTAAATGCACCGTGAATACGGTCTACTTTAGTCTTCCAGTTGTAATAACGAGGATTATATCCTAGAATCTTATCCGCAGAATTCACATTAGAATACAATGCAGAATTCATGAGTTCAACGGCAGGAAGAGATTCCATACCAATGTTATCAAATTCAGGAATAGGAAGATCCTCAACAGAGGTGGCAAGACGCTGGCCGTCAGGACCACTGATAGCATAATCCAGCAAAGGAACAGCATGATATATACACATAATTATATAATAGTCAGAACCAGTGCTAAAAGACATAGTGCCTTGGCCAGACCCGACACCTTTACCATAAATATACGCCTGAGAGCCCGCGCCAGAAGGCAAAAATTGATTAATGACTTCAGAAATATCAAGGTTACGCGCCACACCTCCAATATATTTAGCCATATGAGACTCAGACTGAGGGACATTCACTCCAAAATGAGCCTTAATCTGATCACGATAATTAGTATCAACAGACTGGGTAATTTCTTTCCATTTCTGAAGGGCCTCGGCCTGGCGAAGAGCAAGAATAGAGAATTTTAAATTCAAATCAGGAGAGGAACCTAACACAGCCCAAAGATTAGCGTTCGGTCGAACAGAAATCGAATCGGCATCACGAGGAAAAATAGTTGTATTCTTAGAAGAGCTAGACCCGCTATTAAAAGATTCAGAAAAAGTCTTCATTTGATGAAAGGCACCAGTATCATTCGTACCGTCATATGCTCCAACGGGGATTTTAGAACCAGAAGCAGAAATTGTGCCAAGGTCAACTACAGCAAGATCACCAAATTGAGAGTTCGGGAGAATACCCATAAATTTATCTTTATTCCAATTCGCATAACGAAGAGAGAATAAATTATCACGCTGCCAATAATCGTTAGAAGAAGGAATAGCAGTAGAAAGTCCTGAGGCACCAAAAATGTTACCAGATCCAGCATACCAGTCAAAATTATAAGAGGTAGGGTCAGCATTTTCCCATTGAGACCAACGAAAAAAATCCTGATAAATCTTTTGATATCCAGCAAGAGTCATCAATTCAACAGCCAAATTCACATTATACTTCTGAGAATAACTGGAAGAATCAGATAATGCTTTCTGAGCATTCCACCAACGATTGGTACCAGCACCGATCCAGGTTGCCGATTTGTTAACAACATTGCCATAATCCAGCATAGTGAGTAATTTATGGTTAACATCGCCACGACAATAACCAAAAATGTTACCATACCCTTTAGTTACAGATACATTGTTACCCAATTGAGAGGGATCTCCGGAAGAATATTTTAATGCATAATTAAGGTCATCCAAGGTACAATACGGAAGATCTCCCTTCACAGTGAGATTCGTAAGAATATCTTTAGATTGCAAAGGAGCCTTTTCACCCATTTGAATTACAGCAGAATTAAATGATTTCCAAATAAGGTCACAG